GCCAACAGCGACGGTCGCCTTTTCTATTATAACGTCACAACTCCTACCACAAAACCAGCTGTCATTAGCGGCGCTCCGACAGGTAACAATGCCGTTATCGTGACCGAAGAGCGTCATGTGATGGTCTTTGGCACGGATGGTAATCCTCGCCGCGTGGCTTGGTCCAGCCGTGAAGATTACACCGATTGGAACTATGCCAGCGCAGCCAACACGGCTGGTTTCTTGGACCTGTCTACCAAGACGGCTCTTCAGAAGGGCGTTAAGGTCAAAGAGGGCGTCCTGATCTTCTCTCTGTCAGATGTGTATCTGTCATCTTATCAAGGTCTGCCATACGTTTACGGGTTTAACCGCCTGTCTGATACGTCCCTGATGCACCCTGATAGCGTGGCTACATTCAACGGCAAAGCTGTCTGGTTGTCCCGCAACGGCTTCCAGCTCTATGCTGGTGGCTACGTCCAGCCGCTTGAGTGCCCGATCTTGAACGATATTCTGGGCAGCATGGACCCGACATATGGTCCATTCCGTATGCACGCCTCTCACAATGGCGCTTATCCGGAGGTATGGTTCTGGTGGGCAGAAGCGGGTCAAAAAGAGTGCAATCGCTATGCCATCTGGAACTATGCCGAAAATTGGTGGGGTTGGGGTACTCTGTCCCGTTCCGCTATGGTCGCGGCTGAAGTTTACAAAGACCCATACATGGGAGCCGCAGACGGTAATATGTACGAGCATGAGATCGGCTGGCTTGATGCCGGTCAAACCCGCGTGGGCAAGGTCTATGTGGAAACGGGTGCTTTGGGCATTGGAAGCGGCGACAACTTTATGGAAGTCCGTCAGGTCGTTCCAGCCATAGGCCATAACTATAATGTGCTGAACATCACGTTTTACGGGAAGTTTACACCTGAAGGTGCAGAACGCACATTTGGCCCTTATACGCCCCGCTCAGATGGATATACTGATACCCGTGTGACCGCCCGTGAGGCCCGTATCCGCTTCCAGAACGCGGCTGACGGTGATTGGTCAGTAGGCAAGGTCCGGCTTGACGTTGCCCCAGGAGCCGGTAGATGATATTTAATGGACCTATCCCTCCTGCCGGGCCGCTTCAGCAGTTCTTGCAGCAGTTTGTGGACACGATTCGCAGGGCGATGATTCCTGTTGTCTCCAAAGATGAGGCAACATCGCGCATCCTGCTGCAATCACCCAATGGAACGGTTTATTCCATTACCGTTAGCGATATTGGAGTTGTTACATCAACTCTCAACGATGGTAAGTCGCGTGTTTGATCCAATGCCGCCAGAAGAACTTATCCGGCGGCTGAAGAAGGCGCTGGTGCACGGTGGTGGAACCCATGACTGGGTAGACATCAAAACGGGTCTGTACGAAGGCATTTACCAGATATTCTGGAACGAAGGCGCAGCGGCAGTCACAGAGATTGTTCAGGCTCCAAGGAAAAAGTATCTGAATGTTTTCCTAGCTGCTGGAAATCTGAATGATGTGGTAAGATTGCACGATCAGGTCGTAAAATTCGCAGATGAGATGGGATGCGATTTTATCAAGGCGACCGCCCGTAAGGGGTGGAAGAAATTCGAATCTGGCATGGGCTGGAAATCCCACCATGTCACATACGTTAGGAAAATAAAAAATGGGTGACAGCGGCGGTACACAGACAACAGTCCAAAAGAACCAGATTCCGCAATGGGTGCAGGAAGCTGGTCAGAAGAACTTGTCGGCTGCTTATCAGGTAGCTGAGAACATGAAGGGTCCATACGAAGGCCCTCGCGTTGCTGACATGACTCAAGGCCAGATGGCAAACATTGGAGCCTTGCAGGCAAATGTTGGCGCAACAAATCCGGCCTTCGGTTTGGCCCAGAACGCAGCCGCTGGTCTGACAAACTACAACCCGTCTCAGGTTCAGGCCCAGACTTTGGCTGGTACTGATCTTTCTTCATATATGAACCCCTACACCCAGAACGTGATTGGTGCTGGTTTGCAGGCTATTGATTTGCAGCGCCAGCAGGCGCTCAATCAAGCCGGAGATCAGGCTCTCAAAAATGGTGCGTTTGGTGGCTCCCGTCTTGGTATCCAAGAAGGTTTGACAAACTCCTGCTCAGCTATGCAAGCTGGTAATCTTGCCTCGCAGCTAATGGCTCAGAACTTTGCTCAGGCTCAGGCAGCGGCTCAGGGTGACATCTCCCGCAACCTTGCGGCTCAGCAGGCAAACCAGCAGGCTGGTCTTTCCGGAGCTGGTCTTAACCTTTCTGCGGCTCAGGGTCTTGGTTCTCTAGCTGGTCAGCAGCAGCAGAACTTCTTGGGTGGCTTGAGTGCCGCAATGGCTGGTCAGGATGCATACCAGCAACAGCAACAGGCTCAGATCGCGGCTCAGCAGCAGGCGTATCAGGAAGCCCAGCAGTTCCCTCTTCAGCAGCTTCAGGTTCCGTTGCAGGCTCTTGGTGTTACGCCATATGGTCAGCAGACAACATCTACTGGCCCGGGTCCTACAAGCAACGGCTTGATGACGGGGCTTGGTGCGGCTTCGGCTGCTGCTTCTATTGCGGCCAGCATCGCGGCTCTGTAATGGATACGGCCTTGCACTTTTCTGGAGGTAAAGACAGCTTGGCTTGTCTTTATCTCATGAAAGAAGAATGGGATAGCCTGTATGTTGTTTGGGTAAATACTGGCGCAGCGCACCCTGATGTTTTGGAATATATGGAGCGGTGGAAAAAGCGTCTTCCGCACTTTGTAGAAGTCAAAACGAATCAGCCAAAGAATCTCGAAGAGTTTGGCTGGCCCGCAGATGCTGTTCCTGTAGAAAACTCCCTGCTTGGTAAGCAGATTTCTGGCAGCGACGGTCCTCTTATTCAGTCATGCTTAGAGTGCTGCGCTAGAAACATCTGGTTCCCATTGCACGAAGCAACGGTAAATCTCGGCGTCAAATATGTTGTTAAAGGACAGCGTATTGCAGATGCTAGAAAATCGACTTCAAGGAATGGGACACAGGTAGGAAACATCACCTATCTTATGCCGATTGAAGATTGGTCAGAAGAAGAGGTGTTTTCTTATCTCAAAAAAGAAAACGCTGATATGCCTGAGTGCTACGCTCGCGGCGAGAAGACGGGTAGAGATTGTTGGGACTGCACTGGTTATCTTGATGATAATCATGCTCGAATCGACAATCTTCCAGAAGACAAAAGGGCCACAGTTCGTGGTCGAATTGAAAAGATTCGAGACGCTATCAACGGTAGCGCATTGAGTTCTTGGAGCTAATAAGCAGATGGCTGATTACGCATATTCATTCCCAGGCATGAACCCTGATGAGTATTTCAGGGGAATCAATGTCGCTCAGCTTCCTGCTGGGATGCGAAACAATAACATTGGAAATATCAAATACTCCAACTGGAGTTCCAAGCTTCCAGGCGCTGTTGGTCCGTCTCAGAACAGAGATCAGGGCGATCCTCAAGTTGTTTTTAGCAGTCCAGAGGCGGGTGTTGCAGCAACAGCTCGTCTTGCCTTGAATAAATATACCGGCGGCATGAACAATCTAAATACGATCATTGCTGGTGAAAGAGGCTGGACTCCGGGCAATACTGCGGCTGCTGCAAACATTGCAAAGACGATGGGCATTAAGCCTGATGCCGATTTGAATCTTTCGGACCCTGCTCAAATGACACGATTTGTTCGTGCGCTTGCATTGCAAGAACATGGTCCAGATAGCACAAAATACACTGATGCTACAATCAACACTGGCATTGGTGGTGTATTCAATTCAGGCGCTTCAGCTAACGCAAGCGCGCCAAATCAAGCCCCTCCTATGGCTGCTCCCGTTCAAGTTGGGTATGCTCCGGGAATGAATTCGTCAAGCACACCAACCGCTCCCGGTGAAGCGGGAAGCGCGGCTGGAGGCGGCGGTTTGTCTGGTCTTTTGGCCTCAATGAAGCCAGAAGATTGGCAAAAAGTTAGTAAGGAAATGGTTCCACTAACAACCGGCTTGCTTGCTGCTGGTTCCCCCAAGCAAGCAGCGGCTCCACCACAAATGGGTCAGGTTCATCGCCCGCAAGCAAATCCTCAGCTTTTTGCTGGTCTTTTAAGGAATCCTTGGGATGTATAATTACGATTGGAATCCATACGCGATTGATCCGTCGCGATACATCACACAGGCTCTTGAGCCTGTTCAGGGCGGTCAGCCTCAGATGGCACAGGCAAAGCCTGAGCAGAAGTATTTTGGTCCGGCGCATGAGGCGCTGTCCAACTACTTCACGCAGTCTCTTGGGCAACAGCTTGCGGTTCCTGGCCTTCTTGGCGCAATGCAAAATAACCCTGCTCTTGCTAAGCAGATCGGTGGCCTTCTCGGCGGTTCCTATACACCTCCTACCTATCCGACATATCATATTGATTGGAAGGCAGCGCAGGATATTGCGAACCGTATGCCGCAGAACTTCGTTGGCGATGCAATGAGCTACAAAGCTGGGTTCGAACCAGCCGGAACGCCTGCTCCTGTTGTTTCTGAGCCCGCTCCTGCGCGTGTACAGCCAGAATAATTGAGGTCTAAAAATGGTTGATGATCCTAGCTGGATGGACAATGTGCGGTCCTTTATGGGGCTTGGCGACGATAAGACGGTCGATCCGAATACTGGCCTTACACCTCAGCAGCAGAACCTGATTGGATACAATCAGCTTGGTACGCTTGGCGCGTTGCTGATGGCTGCGGGCCAGAAGCAGATGCCCGCTGAACGCGCAAAGTATTTGGCTCAGATCGGCACTATTCCTGGGCAAATCCAGCAGCAGCAATCAGCGGCCATGCAACAGCGTCTTGCAAACATGCAATTGACGCAAGCGCAGCAAAAGCTGACGGGTATGCAGGCTATTCAAACTGAAATGAAAGACCCTGCTGCGTTCAAAACAAAGTATGGTTTTGATCCTACTGGTTTAACACCGGATCAGGTTGTGGACATCCGTGGCCGCAAGTTGGCAGACACTGTTCTGAATCCAGAAAAAAAAGAACTTACCCGACTTCAGACTGAAAAGCTCAAACAGGAGATGGAAGCTCCTGAGCGTCAAAAAGTTGGCAATATGCTTTATGAAAAGCAGGAAGACGGTTCTTGGAAGGTTGTCGCTTCTGGTGAAGAAAAGAAAGGCACTCTTGAAGAGCAGAGCATCAAGCTTATGGCTGATGCACAGCGCAATCCTGAGCTTGCAAAAACTCCAGAATACGCCCTTCACTTCAATCGTTTGTATGGACCTCAAAAAGTTAGCGGATATAATCCGCAGACGCAGCAAATGGAGTTTCAATGGCTCCAGCCGCCAATTCCTCCGGGCGTTGTTCGCCCAGCTGGTATGCCCGCTCCGCAAGGAGCTGAAGGGGAAGGCGGTGCTAGTGGTATTGCATCTAAAGCACCTTCTGAAATCAAGTTGACCGAAGGTCAATCAAACGCCGTCGGGTATGCTCGACGCATGGTTCAAGCGCAGCAAACTCTTGATCCTCTAGATTTTAGTGCTGCCGCTATGCCTGGTTTTGCGGAAAACTTTCTTGGAGGTAAGGCAGGCAATTACTCAAGCTATCTTCGTAGCGGAGATCGCCAGCTTTACGAACAAGCGCAGCGCAACTTCATCAGCGCGGTTCTGCGTAAAGAGTCTGGCGCGGCTATCGGTGAA